CTGACGATTTTAAAAAGCAATAAAAATCCAAATTATAGCATAGTATTTCAAGATGCATTCCCTATTTCACTATCAGGCATTGATTTTAATACAACTTTAGAGGATGTTAATTATCTAGAAGCATCAGCAAAGTTTAGATATACTGCTTACGATATTACTAAAGTCATCTAAGTTATTAAAAAGAAATATTTTGATTGACATCTTATTAAAAGTAAGATATATTACTAGTAATAATTGATAGGTGATGTTATGAAATTCGAAGACATATTTGAAGAATGGAAAAAAGACAGTGACATTGATAGGACCGAATTAGGTCTTGAGAGTCTTAAAATTCCCAAACTTCATCACAAGTATTATACATATCTAGTTACCGAAAAAACAATACTAAGAAGGCAAGAATCCCAATTTAAACAACTAAAACTTGCAAAGTACGAATTCTTTACACAAGGTCATACGGAAGAAACAAAAGCTTTAGGGTGGGAATTACCACCTAGGGGTATAATATTGAAACCCGATATTCCAATGTATATAGAAGCTGATAAGGATATCGTAGAACTTTCATTAAAGATTGGCGGACAACAAGAAAAAGTTGAATTTTTAGAATCAATTATTAAGTCGTTTCAAACAAGAGGCTACATCATCAAAAATGCTATTGATTTTGTGAAGTTTACAATGGGTGGTTAATGTCAAATGTGAAAAAATCATAAATAGTTCATAATAAAAGAGAAAATGTGTTATGAACTATAGAAAAATATGTCAAAAATATTATGAATATACAGATGAACAAATGAAAAATATGCACGTTCATCACATTGATGGAAATAGAAATAATAATGATCCTAAAAATCTAGTATTGATTACACCAGAAGAACATAAAAAAATTCATGAATCAGAATTTATACTTTGGGCATCTGAAGGTGGTAGAAAAGGAAATGAAGTTCTTCGAAAAAGACTCAAAGAAAATGGTCAAACTAAAAAAGAATTGCAATATAAAGAAATAAGAATTGCAAAATGTAAAGAAGGTTTGCATAGAGTGCCACATAAACAATCTTCAATTGAAGTAATTAGTCAAAAGAAAAAATTACATTTATCTGATAAAACAAATCATCCTCTTTGGGGATATACCGCGTATCTTGTAATTGATCCCTATAATAATGAATACATAGTTCAACATGGATGGAAAGATTGGTGTAAAGAAAAAGGATTATCAGCTTCTAATTTGAGAAAAGTTGCTTTAGGACAAAGAAAACATTGTAAAGGTTGGAAAGCACAAATATTATGTACGAAGAAAAAGTAATTATAAAATACTATGATGAAGTTTATATCAAGGTAGAATGCGAACCATCAATTGCAATGGAAGCGGCCGAGTACTTTTCGTTTGATGTTCCAGGAGCTAAGTTTAGTCCTGCTTATAAGAATAGAGTCTGGGATGGCAAAATTAGATTATTCAATCCCATGGCTTGTTTACTCTATGCAGGTCTTAAAGATCAGCTTATAACTTTTTGTAATAGTAGACAATATACAGTAGAATTTGATGGACCATTTGGTGATACCGAATTTTCATTATATGAAGCCAATCAATTTATAGAAAAACTACAAACCAAATACCCACCAAGAGAATATCAAGTCGAAGCATTTATGCATGCCGTAAGAAAACGTAGAGGTGTTTTATTATCACCTACCGGATCCGGCAAATCACTCATCATCTATATGCTTTCTTGTTTTTATAGATCAAAAACACTTATTATTGTCCCGACCACTTCACTTGTTCATCAGATGGCATCTGACTTTGAAGACTATGGATTACCTAAAGGAATGATTCATAAGATCATGTCTGGCCAGGAGAAACAAACGGATCAGCCATTTGTAATTTCAACATGGCAATCAATTTTTAAATTACCCAAGCAATGGTTTCAACAGTTTGATGTAGTCATCGGTGATGAAGCACACTTATTTAAAGCTAAATCACTGACCTCAATATTAACAAAACTAAATCAATGCAAATATAGATTTGGTTTTACCGGTACACTTGATGGTACACAAATACATAAATTAGTACTAGAGGGTTTATTTGGTCCTGTTCGTAAGATTACCACTACTGCTGAACTTATGGAACAAAAACATCTAGCCGAATTGACTATTAAAGCTCTAGTACTCAAATATCCCGATGATATTAGAAAACTTATGGCTGGCGCTGATTATCAAGCAGAAATGGATTTCCTGGTAAAACACACACCTAGAAATAAGTTTATCAAAAATCTAGCATTATCACTTACTGGTAATACATTATTATTGTTCCAATATGTTGATAAACATGGTAAAGTATTATTTGATATGATTTCCCAAGAGGTTGTTGATCGTAAAGTATTTTTTATATCGGGATCCGTGGATGGAGAGAAACGTGAAGAGATTCGTAAGATTATTGAAACAGAAGAGAATGCTATTGTGGTTGCTAGCTATGGAACTAGCTCCACCGGTATCAACATTCGTAATTTGTCTAATGTTTTATTTGCTAGTCCTTCAAAATCTAGGGTAAGAAATCTACAGTCTATTGGTCGTGGTCTCCGTTTGTCTGATACAAAGTCCACCGCCACACTATATGATATTGCAGATGATTTATCGTGGAAAACCAAAAAGAATCATACAATACTTCACTTCATTGAGCGTATTAGGATATACAATGAAGAGAAATTTAAGTATAAAACCTATAATATAGACCTATAATTATTGTTTCCTCACTACTGATTATATACACATTGGAAAGGATGTCAACCAAAATGGCACGTAATTATGTTAATAACCGTGATTTTTATGAAGCTATTAAAATGTATAAGGAAAAGATTGCTATTAATCCTGATACTAAAATTCCAGATTACATTGGTATGTGCATATTAAAGATTTGTGAGCGCTTGTCCACAAAACCAAACTTCATTGGTTATTCATTCCGTGATGAAATGATTGCCGATGGTGTTGAAAATTGTATTCATTCAGTTTTACTTTTTAATCCAGACAGAACAAATAATCCGTTTGCTTATTTTACACAAATTGCATGGAATGCATTTTTACGCCGAATTGCCAAGGAAAAGAAAGAACAATATATAAAGTATAAGAATATGCAAAATTCATTTCTTCAAAGTGATTATCTTGATGAATCACTATATGGTGATAGTGGTGGTGTTATCCACACAAAGAATAATGATGTTGCAAATGAAATTATTGGTTCTTTTGAAAAAAAGATGTTGACAAAACCAAAGAAAGTTGTTAAGATAGGCCTTGAAAAGTTCTGTGAAGGAGCACAAATGAATGGAAATGAAACACAAGTATCTGGTCCCACAATCAGTAATTGATTGTGCTGAGGCTATGTTGAATGAAAAGAATTTAAATGTTCGTAGTACATATGAACAAAGACTTGAAGCCACACTTAAGTACTGTGAAAATGCTTTAAAACAAAATCAGCTCACACCTAAAAGAATGCGCTGAATGAAAGTTGCTGTGATCGCTGACACTCATTGGGGTGTCAGAAATGATAATGTTGCATTTATGAATATGTCAAAGAATTTTCTTGATAACATATTCTTTCCTGAATTAGAAAAACAAAATATTAAAACTGTCATCCATTTAGGTGATTTAGTCGATCGTCGCAAGCATATAAGTTATCTTACGGCGAGTCGACTTCGTTCAGATTTCCTTGAACCACTGGCGAATAAAAGTATTGAACTTATACCTATTGCCGGTAATCATGATGTATATTTTAAGAATACAAATCAAGTAAATGCTTTGACGGAATTGGTTGAAGGTAAGTATGGAAATTGTAATAAACTCCATATTGATCCTGCAGAAATTATTCTTGATAATAAAAAGATCCTATTGCTTCCATGGATTTGCGCCGATAATCGTGAGCAGAGTATGCGAATGATTAAGGAATCCAAGGCACAATATTGTATGGGTCATTTAGAACTTGCTGGTTTTGAAATGTATAAAGGGAGTATTAATACACATGGCGACGATCGTACAAACTTTGATAAATTTTCTCTCACGCTGTCTGGCCATTATCACCATCGTTCTTTTGATGGCACCATTTGTTATACTGGTTCCCATGGTCAGTTTACTTGGTCTGATTACGGTGATGCTCGCGGCTTCCATATTTTGGATCTCGGAAAAAATGGACTAGAATTTATTCAAAATTCATATGAGATGTTTGGTAAGATCTGGTATGATGATACCAATAAAAATCTTAATGAACTTTTGAATTATGATTTTAGTCAATTTACCAATAAATTTGTAAAGCTAATTGTAACCAAGAAGAATAATCCATATTGGTTCGATTTGTTTTGTGAAAAG